ATCACCAGGATTAACTATGGAGTTACCAAAGTCTACACACTGAGTAAATGTGCTTCCAAATGGGAATCCTGTAACATTTAAACCAAGAGTCATAGTGGTTTGATTACCAACTATGGCATTCTGTGATTGGTCTATCATTGTTTGGAATGCAGACCTATCAATTCTTCCATTGAATCTATTTGCAGATCCTTGAGTATTGTACTCATCAATAGCACCTAGAACTCTAGAAGCAAGTTCATTATTAGAAAGTGTTGTTGAAGTACCATCAAAGAACACATAAGTCTTAGGACGTATGTATAGAGTTGTAGGATCGATAATAACTGGTTCGATCGCTGCCATAGAGTATTTCAACAAATCATTCTTAATACGTTTCTTAGTAGTTGCGTTTAATGCAGCACCAGACTTAGTTTTTACAGCAACAAAGACCTTTCCGTAAACTGGTGGATAGATTCTTTCTCCACCATATGCAGTAACAGACTTTGCTTGAGGATAAACCAGTTTAGTAATGTATTCATAGTCAGACTCCGTGACTGCTCTGTTTTGGGCACTGAATGCCCTTGGAGCATTGTACTTGATGGATATAACATCTTCTCCCATTTCACCGTCCTGAGAGGCATCTACGGTCGCTAGAGAGATGTTAGCAGATGATACAGCACGACCAGTATTATCTTTTACTTGACCTATAAAAGTAAACTTCTTACAACCATTTGCTTCTGGTCCATCTGTTCTAACATATTTTAGTCTTATAACCTCACCTGCAATTAGTTCTCTACCAATAACACCATCACCAAATATAATTGTATATCTTAAATCGTCAGTTTCTTCTAAGAAATATCCACGAGTTGTTCCGTCAACATTAACAATATTTGTAATTTGGTTATAAGTGTCAATCTCTTCACTCTGAGCGTTAGGTGAAATAGACACATAAAGTAAGTCTGTATCTATGTTGTCAACAGGAATTTCATATTTTCTTTTTTTAACATCAACAACATCATACTCATATGAAAGTAAGTTTCCTTGATATATGATTGTTTTGTTAAAAGATGCAATACCAGTCTGTTGATCTACCATTTGAGTGATCTGTTCTGGAACAGTAAATGTAAATGCTTGACCATCAACAGATGAAACAAATACATCACCCGCAGGAATAGTTACAGTAGATGGATAAGTGGTACTAGCACCAACAAATGTAGTTTGTACAGAAAAAGCAACACACGCTTTTGCTGCTTTTATTGATCTAGGTGTATAATTTAACTGTTTTGCTATCTTTACTACGTTGTCTCTTATTGTTGCTGACTCTAAAAATGCTTCGTTCATCGCCATATTAGCGTTGAAAGCAGAATAATATGTATTATATGCTAGTACGTCTAGTAGATATGAAGCAGCAGAACCTTCAAAATCGTAATCAGTGAACTCAGTTCGAGTTCTCATATAAGATTTGATAGATTCTTTTATTTCCGAAAAATCTAAAGAAGTTAAATTTGAGGGTATTGCGGGCATTTATATTGTCTCCAATAGGAAGTCAACAGTTTGTATCAAGGTTTCACCAACAATAGTATAGTCAAATTCAACACGAAGATTGTTTTCATCTTCTGGGTCATTAAAAACTCTAACTTGACGAACATTAATTCTTGGTTCTAGTCTTTTAACGACGTTGATGATTTCTTCTTTTATGTCTTGTGCTAGAAAAACATCATATGGTTCAAATAATAGTTGTCTCAAACGTGATCCAATCTTAGGTTGAAATGGTCTTTCACCCATTCCAGTTAATACTAAATTACGTACTGATTGCTTAATAGCGTTTTCATTCTTAACCACAGTAAAATCTTCAGTATTCGGATTTGCTCTCATCTGAATACTGAAATCTTTGAATTGTCTGCTAAGAGTTCGTTCTGCTCTGAACTTGTACGCCATTACTCAAAACTTTCATTTGTTTTAAGTATTTATCACGTTCGGGCATAGTTACTAACCATCCACCATTTTTAATAAAATCTTCACTCATATCTACTCGAATCATTTACCTTGTCCTCGATAACGTTTTTTTGCTTTGTTACGAGAAGTTGCAGAATACTTACTGTGTTGTCCTCTGCCTTGTCGTGTCTTTTTAGGTCTAGATTCAATAGTTTGACCCATACTGAAAGTTTTTGCCATAGTAATAATGTAGTTTTATAAGAGGGCACTCCTTCTAAGTGGAGATCTTTTGTACTCCCTCAGTGTGAATGACTATAATCTATATCTATATCTATTCCTGACGCATCAGGAATCTCTGGCAAATCTTCTTCTTGCCCTTCTAACATTTCCTTCATCCATTCGTCAAAACTTTTCGTTTTAGTCTTTTCCATTGGATTAACCACAGAGAACAGTAGGTGAACCATAAGCAACAACCGATTTACACGGCCAGGATACTTTTGGTAATCCTGCACCTAATGGGTCTAGCATTCTGGCAACTCTTCTCTTAAGGGCAAATACTGTAAATGTAGTAGCGTTTAAAATTCTTTCGTGACCAATACCACCTTTATCTTCTATAGTCAACAATCCGCAAATTATTGGTGTTGGAATAATACACATTGCTTTTCCGCAGGGACACAAATAATTTATGATATTTGTAGTAGGAGATATGTGCGGAGTAAAAACATCCATCTCCAACATAATAGGAAGTTTATTTACTAATACTAATGATCTCTCAGGTGTCAATCCAGTTAGAGGAATCAATGGAGTGGGTGGCCACCAACAAGTTTTATCTTTTATCTCGATAGTAAATGGTATGGGTGGACTTCCGCAAGGTTGTTGATTATGAATAGTTGAAGGTATAGGAATCCCGTGCCCACTACAAGGTAGACCATTATGACTTGCAACTGGCATTGGTTTTCCCATTAGAAAGATGCGTCTGAATAGTCTTCTGATTTTTCAAAAACAGCGGAGTATGTGAGTTCTTCTCTAAAATAGGATTGATATATCCTACCCCAGATGAGATCAAACTCCTCTTGGTTTAAGTTCTTGAATAAACATTCTCCTCTTAGATAGATGTGATAAGTTGGAATCATTAGTCGAACCTCAAATCACATTCATCAAAGTAAGGGTTTCCGTAGTTGTTCATTGTGTCATCTAGTAACTTTGTGCTCGCTGCGGAATAATTACGATAGAGTAATGTACCCTCGTAGGGTCCCATCTCTATATAGTTGTCCGCGTTAACTAAGTTTGGATCTATGGATATAGCAGCGTGTACTACTTGGTACAGAGCACTACCGTTTGTACCACTACACGCTTGTAATGGTGAGGAACTACACAAATCCGCTTGTGAAAGAGCACTTCCACCTCCATCATATCCCTTATTGACATCTAGCACTCCATCCGTAACAAAATTGTGCCAACACGGGTTAGGTAACTTTCCTCCGCTACACGCTGCGATTGATACGGTGTTATAACCGTAAGTGAAGTTAGTACTTCCTCCATATCCGCTAACATTGTTTCCTATCCACGTTTGTAGTTGCCCTAACTCCGTCATTCCAGATAATCCGTAATCAAATGTATTTTCATCACCGCCAAGAGGAACAAATGCGTATTGACCTGCGGAGGTTTGATAACATCTACCCTCTGCATCTCCTTGGAAACAAGGATGTGCTTTTATTCCATTAGGTAGGTTTGCAATCTTCCTAGGACGTGTTAATGAGGGTGCAGGTAGTGTTTTAAGGAAATTGTTAAAAGCAGTGCTTACAGACGCTCCTGCACCGCTTACATCGCCTTCTATCTCCATAGATACACGTACCCTTGCAGTCTCTTGTTGACTAGCACAATACTTGTAAGGCATAAACCCAAATAATGACTTTTCACCATCAGCATCTAGTGTTACATAAGGACACGGTATATCAAAGAACCTTCTTACGTGAAATATGTTTGGTTGTTCCCATTCTTCACACCCTTGCGGATATAATGACTCTATTCCACCCGTATCTGCGTTAACTTCATCAGATGTTTCACGGGACATTTGCCACATCTGCGATATTTCCGCGTTTCTTTCGTTAAAGTCTGGTGCATATCTCCGCACACTTGCAAAAGTAGTGTCTGTATCGTAAATATTATTAATATCACTCCATCCAGGTGCAACTTCTAGGTTAATACAGTTCTTTGGAGTAGATTCACAGTCTTTACTCATCTCTTCTGGGTTAACATCTGGCATATTAATGTAACTTGTGACTGTTCCTTCACTTCTAGGTTGATCATACTCAGCAATATCTTCTTCAAAGTTATCTAAATTGGCATTTACCTGCTCTTGCATCTCAGGATCTAATTGTCCAGTCTTTAAAGTTGCGTTATATTGTGAATCTAAATCTTGAACTTGGTTGTCTGTACCCCTTTCTTCTAGTTGTTCCTCATATCTTTCTGCAACTAATATTTTTGGTTGAGACGCAGGACTGTATCCTTGACCAGGATCTTCAATAATTACGTTTATAATACTACCTTGATCGTCTAAAACTGCTCTTAACTGTGCTTGTCTTAACGTTCCTCTAAATCCAGACTCGTTTTTATAGGATTCATTAAGAATAGATGCTGTTCCGTCCTTGGAACTTTGCTCTCCATCCTTAAAATCTGGGTCTTCTACCGCTTTTGACTGTAAATTTATACCTGTATCGTTCTTAAATATCTCTTGACGGAACTTCATATCGTCTGCAAACCCTTGTTCACGCAATGTTTCTGGAAATTCTATCGCAAGATCGGGATCTTTGTAGTCTTTTCCGCTATTAATGATGTTAATTGACGCAACTTTTCCTAATTCATCAATTCTTGCCTCTAAAAATGCCTCA